TGCATTATACCCTGCATCACAAAAGATAGAAACAAGTATTCAAGACGAAGGCAGTTCAGATGTTGTTGTTACATTTAGTGGCAAAGGCATGGTAATCCTTCATCTAAGCAAAATGGGTGGATTTAACGACCCTGTAGAAGATTCAATCTTCGGTGCCCATGATGATCCAGCTGCAGTAGGAAGTTAATATGAAATTAATTAAAGAACATACTGAAACTGTAAACTACCTTATCGAAAACGATAAAGAAACTGGTAAGAAGAATTACAATATCGAGGGAGTATTTCTCCAAGCTGAAATTAAAAACAGAAATGGAAGAAGCTACCCCAAAGATATCCTTAATAAAGAAGTCAAAAGATATATGGCTGAGAATATTAAGAAGAATCGTGCATATGGAGAGTTAGGTCATCCTGATTCCCCAACTATCAATTTAGATAGAGTATCGCACATGATTAAAGATTTGAAGCTCGAAGGCAATGATTTTGTTGGAAGAGCTAAGATAATGGATACACCTTATGGTAAGATTGTTAAATCGTTAATTGACGAAGGAGCAAGTCTGGGTGTGTCTTCTAGAGGGATGGGTTCATTGAAAACTACCAAAGACGGAACTTCAGAAGTCCAAAAGGATTTCATGCTTGCCACTGCTGCTGATATAGTTGCAGATCCGTCGGCACCAGATGCATTTGTACGAGGTGTGATGGAAGGCAAGGAATGGATGTTCGTTGATGGAAAGTTTGTCGAGCAAGATATTGATGCTATTAAGCATGTAATAACTAGGGCAACAAGATCTCAACTCGAAGAAGCAAAACTTTTCGCATTTGCGAAGTTTTTAAACAAAATTAAATAACCCAATTCAAGGAGACTATTATGTCAAATATAGAACAGAAAATAGCAGAACTCCTAAGAGAATCAAACAAAGCTGCAGAGCAAGTTAATTCTCTAGAGGAAAATGCTGAAGGTTGGAAAAAACCTGCTGACGAAGATGTGAAAGCTGAAGCACCTGCTGAAGTAGAAGCTGAAGTTGTTGCAGAAGAAATGCCAGCTGAAGAAGAAGCTACAATCGAAGAAGGTGAATTACCACCTGCTTTGAAAAAAGCTATCGAAAAGAAAAAGAAAAAAGACGGCGATGACGACGACGATGATGATGAAGACGATGACGATGATAAAGATGATAAAAAAGATGATGAGAAAAAAGACGAAGACGATAAAGACGAGTCTTATATGAAATCATCTAAAGATAAGAAAAAAATGATGAAAAAAGAAGAGTCTGAATCTGATGAAGAAGTTATTGCTGAAGAAGAGTTCACTGTTGATGTTTCAGAAGATGTTGAAGCATTATTAAATGGTGAAGAACTTTCTGAAGAATTTAAAGAAAAAGCTACTACTATCTTTGAAACAGTTGTTGTTTCTAGAGTAAAATCTGAAGTAGCTAAATTTAAAAAAGAATTAGAAGAGTCTAATGTGAAAACAATAGACGAAGCTAAAGAGAGCTTAGTTGAAAAAGTTGATGGATATCTCAGCTATGTAGTTGAGCAGTGGATAAGTGAAAATGAAATCGCTCTCGAATCTGGTATGAAGTCGGAAATCTTAGATGGCTTCATCAAAGGTATGAAAGATCTATTCACAGAGCATTATGTTGATGTTCCTGAGGAAAGATTTGACTTACTTGGTGACGCACAAGAAAAAGTCGAAGAATTAGAGAAGAAGCTCGATGAGCAACTAGAATCTAATGTTGACCTATCTAAAAAAGTCAAAGAAATGGAAAGAACGGAAGTTCTTGCCAAAGTTTCTGACACTATGACTGACAATGATAAAGATAAGTTTATGGGATTAGCTGAAGACCTCAGCTTTGAAGATAAAGTTTCTTTTGAAAAGAAAGTTAATACTATCAGAGAATCTTATTTTGCTTCTAAACCAAGCAAAACAAATGTAGAAACTGTTATGACTGATGAGCCAGTTCAATTAGAAGAAGAAAATAAAAAGGTATCTAACGATCCTAAAATTTCTGCTTATGCTGACTTGCTTACCAGAAGTAATAAAAATTAATCTATCAACTTAAAGGAGAATTAAAATGGATAGAAAATCATTAATGGAAAAATGGTCACCGATCCTTAATCACGACGGAGTCGCTCCAATTACTGACAATTACAGAAAAGAAGTCACAGCTGTCTTACTTGAGAACCAGGAAACTGCAATCAAAGAAGAAAAGTCTGCGATGTTTGAAGCTGTTCATGTCAATGATGCTGCTGCTCTTCCTGATACAGGTGGTGTTGCTAAATTTGATCCAGTACTAATTTCATTAGTACGAAGATCTGCTCCGCAAATGATCGCTTACGATATTTGTGGTGTACAACCTATGACTCAGCCAACTGGTCTTATTTTTGCTATGAAAGCAAGATATGCGACTCAAGGTGGTACTGAAGCATTATTTAACGAAGCTGATTCAGACTTTTCTGGTACAGGTACGCATGCAGGATCTAATCCTGTAGACGGAACTTACACGACTGGTACTGGTAAAGCTACTGCTGATGCAGAAGTTCTTGGAGACGGAACAACATTCAACGAAATGGCGTTCTCAATCGAAAAAACTTCAGTGACAGCTAAGTCACGTGCTCTAAAAGCAGAGTACACAATAGAGCTTGCTCAAGATCTTAAATCAGTTCATGGTTTAGATGCTGAGGGAGAACTATCTAACATCTTATCTACTGAGATCTTAAGTGAAATCAACAGAGAAGTTATTAGAACTGTGTACAAAACTGCTAAAGCTGGTGCACAAACAGGTACTGCTACTGCGGGAACTTTCGATCTAGATGTTGATGCATCTGGTAGATGGTCTGTTGAAAAATTCAAAGGTTTACTCTTTCAAATCGAAAGAGAAGCTAATGCGGTTGCTCAGCAAACTCGTAGAGGAAAAGCTAACTTCATCATCTGTTCTTCAGATGTTGCAAGTGCTCTAGCAATGGCTGGTGTACTAGACTACGCACCTGCTCTATCAACTAACCTAAATGTAGACGAAGCTTCTACTACCTTTGCTGGTGTTCTTTCTGGACGTTACAAAGTGTATGTAGATCCTTACACTGCAAATGGTGCTAACTCACAATACTTTATTGTTGGTTATAAAGGAACGTCTGCATTTGATGCTGGCTTGTTCTATTGCCCATATGTACCTCTACAACTAGTTAGAGCAGTAGATCCTGCAACTTTCCAGCCTAAAATTGGATTTAAAACCAGATATGGTTTCACTTCAAATCCTTTCATACAGTTGGATGGCTCAGGCGATCTAGTTGCTAACGAGAACTACTATTACAGACGAGTTAAAGTCACAAACTTAATGTAATAATTGTTTAAGTACAATCTTAAAGGGGGAGTCTTCGGGCTCCCCTTTTTTTTGCTTTTAATATAATCATATAACCCCATTCCCAATTTCAATTCTACTAAATATTTTCGGTGGTAATAAAAAATCATTTTTTTATAACCTTTTTTACACCCTTAATAGGAAAAACCATGTCCACAGTTATTAACTTAACGAAGAGCATGGTGCGAAATACCAAAGCCCTCGCCAAATATCTAGCATTCATTGCTCTTCCTTTAGGATTCCCACTCGGTACTTTTGCAGTAATGCGATTGACATATATTGGATTCTAAAACAACCAAATCTCACGAGGATGATGTCGACTTTATGTTGGGCAATCCAATGTTCTGGATAGTATTCATACCATCCTGTGTTGCCATCATTCCTTCAACTCTATGTGCTGCAGCCATCTGGTATCTACAATATTATCACTAGTTAGTATATAAAAAGCCTAAATAGTCATGAGGATATTATGATAACATGGTTGATTGGTCTATTTGAAAAATATGTTGATTGGTTTCAGCTAACTTTTGAAATAGATTATTATAAATTAATATTAATGGCTTTCCTAATGGGACTAGCTCTTGGCTTGCTCGCTCAAGGGATATTATTATGAAGAAAAGTTTACTACGAGATGTTGAGGGTTTGGATAATATTATAAAGAACACCTCTGACACACGCATTAAAGAAATGTGGAAATCGAAAAAAGATCTTAAAAAGAAAATAGAACAAAGAGAAGATGGAAGCGGAAGAACTACTAGCTAGAAGAATCGCAAAACTTGAACGAGTTCTAAAAGCTGCACAAGATAAAGGCTTTAAACAAATGTGGTCATCACATTTATTTCATTTAAGACAATTACAAAAAAAGAGGGTTAATTAATGACAGCTTATTCAAATGCATTCCCAACTGACTTATCTCCATTAAATCCTAATGGGTTTACATTCAATGTATCTAGACTACCAGATACAACTTTCTTTATTCAATCTGTTAATTTGCCTGGACTTAATCTAGGTGAGTTTATGCAAGCAAACCCATTAATTCAAAACCCTATTCCTGGAGAGATGCTAACTTATCAGGATCTTTCAGTAGAATTCCAAGTAGATGCTAATATGATTAATTGGAAAGCTATACATGATTGGATGATTGGACTAGGATACCCAGAATCCCACAAACAATACCTATCTTATCTAACAGCAGATGAGAAAGCAAAGATATCCGAGATATCTCAAAACTACTCGGATGCCACCCTTCAAGTTCTATCAGGACAAAATACACCTGTTAAGACCTTTACATTCGTAGATTGTTTCCCGACATCTCTAGACCCTATACAATTTGAGTCTAAAATGCAGGATGTAATGATGGTTTCGGCACGTGCTACCTTCAAATTTGCATATTATCAAGTTTCCTAATCCTTTACTTTTAAGTCTTTTTAGGCTAGAATAATGGTTTAGAGGAGTATATTATTATGAATTTACAACAACTACAAGACGAATGGAAAGCTGATTCTATTATAGATGATGATCATTTAGACAAAGAAGCAGTACGCATTCCAAACTTACATCAGAAGTATTTAAAGTTTCTGATGGAATACAAATTAAAACTCACCAAACTAAGAGCTGAATTCCACCAACTTCGTAGATTAAAGATTCGTTATTATAATGGCGAATTATCTAGAGAAGAATTGGCTGAACATAAATGGGATCAGTATCAAGGAATCAAACCAATTAAATCAGTACAAGATGACCTATTACATGGGGACAATGATTTAATATCAATAACAGTACGACTGTCTTATCTAGAAGATATGATTTATTGCTGTGAAAGTATTATGAAGTCAGTCTCTGGTAGAGGTTGGGATATTAAGAACTCAATTGAATGGAAAAAGTTTATTTCT